CTGCAATCCCAGTCTACTGAGGATAAGAAAGCCGGACGCATCGGGTACACTATTAGCACGGAGGCTGGTTTCTCCGGTTCCCCAGTGTTCCAGATGGTGAACGGCGCCGCTAAGATTGTTGCCGTGCACATCTGCGGGTCCATTGACAATAGACCGCTTAATTTCGGTGTCGTTGTCCCGGAGATTCGCCACTTCCGCAAGGAGCTTGGCGATATCCCCATCACCCCGTTACTCACGGAGTCACGTTCCCCCGCTGACAGACAGGCGGACCGCTATGCAGAAGGCTGGTCCTCTTCTGAGGAGGAGGAAGACGACGACGAGGCCCACATTGCTAGGCTTAGAGAGACGGAGGAGATGAAGGAAGACATCGAGGACCTCATGGACGAACATCCAGAGGCCCGCGGCGAACGGAAGCGTGGTGGCCGTAGGCGTGAGGAGACTCGCGCCCCGGCCAACCAGTGCGGTCTACCGTCGTTCAAGAGTTCCTGGTCACCTTGTGAGCCTGCCACGGCTCCTTCAGGGTCAGAGCCGAGCGTTGAGAGAATCACCTCTGCTTTGGCCTTCAAGTCCGTGGATTTGGCTGAGGTTCAGGCTTGGAGTCCTGAACACCTCTTGAATTCCCAGCCTTTTGCTAGGTACCGCGAGTATCTTAAAGCTGGTGAGATCACATGGGGTGACGAAGAGGAAGTTATTACCCAGGACAAGGACGGCGCTCCCGTGCTTACCAAGGTCGGCTCTAGTCGGGGGATCTCCGGCGGCAACGCCGCGAAGAACCGCCACATGAGGGACAAGTTTAAGCAAATTTGTGCCGACCATGGCCTTAAGCTGGATGACTACGTCGTACTAGGCAATTCCGTAGAGAACATTATGGATAGCCTGAAGGCGCAAATTTCCCGGCACGGCGCAGCCAAGGAGCTTCCGCCAGCAGCAGCCGCTGCTTTTGCGAAGGTTTTGGCCGGGTATGAAGCACGCCGCTCTTCGTATGTGGAGAACGTTCACGACGGCGTAGACCACATATTAGATTCCCTGGATGGTGAGAAATCTTCCGGTTGGTCGTCTGTGTACCGCCCAGGTCCCAAGAGTGTTTGGAAGACCACGGAGGGGCGAGCCGTAGCGAGTTACTTAGTTCGTTGCAGGCTCCTCCTCCGCTTAGCTTGGGGCTCTGTTGCCATGAGCGTTATGTCGCCTAAGCAAATGGTAGAAGCCGGGTTGCAAGATCCGCGTGTGCCGTTTATTAAGGGCGAACCTCACGGCAAGGATAAGCAGGCGTCTAAGCGTTGGCGATTGATTTGGG